AGATCCCAATCGGTGATCATCCCCGCGTAGATCGGCAGGCCGTTGGCGTAAACCTCCACTGGCTGACGCGGCCCGACGAACGGGTAATACGGCGAATCCTCGTTGAGCGGATCAAGGTCGCGGTCTGGGTCGTAGAACGTGACTGATGCGGTGCCGGCTCTGAAGTGCTCGGTGTCCCGGTTGCGGCCACGGTCGATGCTGATGCTTTTGACCATGCTGGTAACGTCCAACATCTGGATGCCGCCGAGGGTGTCGTTGTCAAGCTGGCCAAACGTCGGCGAGTCGAGCTGGAACGGCGTCGCAAAGTCAACGGTCTGCTCAAAGCCAACAAGCACCTGAATGGTGGGCGCGCTCATGCCGGCAGGAACGCCGGCCCGCTACGACGCTGGGCGCGCTGGATCGCTTCGATGATCTGCTGCCCAACCTGATCCGGGGACGACACCAGCCCGGCCTGCACGTTGACCTGCACGGTCGGGATCGTGCCCATGCGCGTCATGGCGATGTTGCTGGGGACGATTGCAGCCGATCGCCGGATGGGCTGGCCGGTGATGGGGTGCACGGTCGGAGCAGTGCCTGAGATCCCGCCAGTGATCTTGTCCCACACGCCGCTGATGGCGTTCCATGCACTCTTGATCCGCTCGAGGGCAGCCGCTACCAGCTGAATGGGTGACTTCAGCACGTTGAACGCGGCCTTCAATCCGTCGAATGCTGTGTTCTTGACGGCTTGCAGCGCGTCGATGATCGGGCCGCCCACTGAGCTGACCACGCTGATCACGGTCTTGACCTTCTCGATGGGGTTGAACAGAAGATTGAACGCGCGCTTCAGTCCGTCGAACACCGCGGAGCTCTTGCCCGCCATGAAGTTGACAGCAGGCTTGATTGCCGCCCAAAGCGGGTCCAGCACATCCTTCACGGACTGCAGCGCCCCCTTCACGGCCTCGAACGCCAGCTTCAGCCCGTCCAGCGCGGTCGAGGTGATCGGGCCGATGTGGTCCCACAGCGCGCGGAACGTCTTGCTGAAGATGCCGAACTTGGCCTCGACTGCGATCACAGCGGTGACCACACCGGCAATGGCCAACGCGATCCACGCCCAGGGTGATGCGAGCATGATGGCGTTCTGGATCTTCATCACAGCGTTGAGAATCAGGATTGCTGCTGACAGCGCGCCGATGGCCACGGCCACGACCTTGACCACGCCCTCATTCTTTTGCAGAAACCCGGACACCTTGGTCAGCAGGCCGGCGAACATCTCGATGGCCGGCAGCAGTGCCTTGGCGAGGCTCTTTTGCAGCTCTTCGAACGCCCGCTTGCCGCGCTCGATCTTGCCCGCAGTGGTTTCGCCGAATGCCTTGGCCGTGCCCCCGACCTGAGATTCGACTTCCTTCAGAATGATCTTCTGGGCTTTGAGGGTCTTACCGGACGCGACCAGTGAGGCAATGGTCTTTTTCTGGCCTTCCGTGAACGTGACGCCGGCGCGGCTCAGCGCCGTGATGCCCGCGATGGGATCGTTCAGCGCCTTGCCCAGCATCTTGTTTGCCGATTCCAGCGACCCAAAGCCCTTTTTCGACAGATCCAGCGCGGCCACCGTGGTCCGGTTGAAGATGTCGTTGCCCTTGCCGACTTCGTTCCGGATGTTCTTGAACGTGCCCAGCAGCGCCGCGCCCTGGGTGATCTGGTCGGCCCCCACACCCGTTGCGGCCTGCAGCTCGTTGGCGTACTCGAAGAACCCGTTGGCAGTGATGTTGGCCGCGTTGCCGGTGCTCTTCAGCGTGCTGCTCAGGTTGGCCAGTGCCTTGTCGTCCTCCATTACGCCCTGCACGCCCGCCTTCGCGGCCAGTGCCAACCCGGCCAGGGCAGCAGCTGCCGGCAGTGCGGCCTTACGAATGAGGAACCCGGCTTTCTGGCCGCGCGTTTCGAGGTTCTTGAACTGGGCGACAGAACGGTCAATCCCACGGCCGTTGAACGTCGTGAGGATGGGGATCGTGATCGCCATTAGTCGAGCCTGCCTTGGATCGTGCGTTCAGCCTTGGCCACCAGCAGTGCGATGCCGGCGGTGATCTGGCCTTGGTTCTTGTCAACGGTCGGCCACATTATGCGCTGGTGTCGGGCCCGTATGTTGGCCCCCAGCCTGTTCGCCGGCGTGGTCGCCTCAAAGATCACTGCCGCGGGATAGCCCTGGCTGATGTAGATCACGCTGTTGCGATTCTTCCGCGTGGACACCTTCGCCCGCACTGAGCTCTTCGCCTTCGACACCTTCCAGGGGAAGATCGCGTAGCTGTGCGGAATCCATGTGCGAGACATCCCTGACAGCGGCAGCTGTGGGTACTGGCTCTTAATGGCGGACACTGTTGGGGACAGCACTGCCCGCGCGCCCCGGTCAAACTCTTTGCGGAACTCGGGGTCTATCCGTCGCAGCTCTTTGATCGTTTCCTCAACGCCGATGACCTGTGTTGTCACGCCGTAAGGCATTAGTCCTGCTGCTCACTCATGACGTCCACCACCGTGGACAGATCGCGCATGGTGAACGGCACATCGGGGGGCCAGAAACCCGTTGCCACTAGCACCTGGGCTAGAGCTCGGGAGACTGACCCCCGTCCGTAGGGCCCGGCGCTTCGGTGCCCTCGGCGTCGATGACCTCGATGTCCTGCAGCTCATCCACGAATGCGTCGAAGTCGTCGGGGACGCTGATCCCTGAGTCCTTCGCAGCCGCATACGCCATGAACGCGATGTGTTCCAGCCTCGGGCGCATCGTGAGAATGGTGGCCGGCGTGTCGAAGTGCCGTTCGAACGCGATGGCGTTCTTGATGGAGCCGATGTCCACCGTGAACGTGCCATCCGTTGTGACGAACTTGACATTGCCGTTGACGCCCTTGCTGTCGCCCATCTTCTCCCCTTGGTTGTTGGTTTACGGCGTGACGTCGCGGACCCAGGTGCCCCCGCTGAAGCTGACCTCGATCACCTGCAGCTCGCCCACGGTGTAGGTGATGGGGTAGTTGGCGATCATCGTGTTGGTGATCGTCCACTCCGGGTTGTCCGCGCCGACGGTCGTGTCGGCCTTCTTCACCACGATGGTGGTGTCGCCGGCCCCGACCTCGCCAGCGATGGTGTCCTCGGTCGAGCTCGCGCCGTAGTCCGCGTAGAGGGTGATCGTGCCCTCCACGGTCTGCAGGCCCTGAGTCATGAGCTCGCCGGCGTCCCCGAACGCGGTCTTGGTCAGGCTGTTGTAGCCCAGGGTGAGCGACACGCTCGACGCCTGATCGGTCAGATCCACGGCGTTGACGGTCAGAACCCCCGGCTGCGAGAGGTAGGTGGTCGCGGCCATGGTCTAGCTACTCCTTTGGGTTGAAACACGGACGGTGAGGTCGTAGGTGGGAACGTCCTGCCCGCTGATGAGCAGGATGCCGGGAATGCCCCGGATGAGGGAGATTTCCGAATCCATGATGGCGTCGGCCGTGGTGATGAGGTAATCCGTGGCGTCCCTGTTCCCAGGGGGAGCGGCCAGCACCTTTACCCCGAACTCGATCTCCGCAATGTTGCTGTTGAAGGTTGTGAACGTGGGCGGCTCCACCAGCACGCTGATCGGCCGCGCATTGCGCGGGTCGGTGACCACGGCGAGCCCCAACGCTTCGAGGGACGTCACCAGCGTGGCCTGCGCCTCGGCGAAGATTCCGGTGGCGCTCATGCGACCTGCGAACGGTTGACGCCCAGCAGCCTGTTGATCTGGCCGTTGGACCCGAACGGGATCGGCGTGCCCATGTCCTCGAAAGATGCGAAGGAATCGACGCTGCCGCGCTCGCGGTACAGCGTGCCGGCGTACATGATCGTCCCCAGCTTCACATCATTGCCAGGCACCACGGTCAGTGAGTCGAAGTACCCGGCCTCGCGCCGCCGGCGGTATGCGTACTGGTTTGCCGCACCAGCTGCCAGCGTGAGAAACGCGGTGTCATTGGCAGTGGCCGCTGCGATGCCCAGCCAGTCGGCCACATCATCGGCGTCGATCCACGAAGGCTGCGGGGTCCATGTGAGAACGCCCTGGGGGATCAGTGGCCCGCGCGGGAAGTCGTCCCCCGGCGCGTACACCATCAGCTGGTTGGTGATGATCTCCGTCTTGTCGAA